AGCTGTCATAGCCTTTAATTCTTCTGGATTCATTATGTTCTCCATGAGTAAAACACGACTGATTTTATTTTTAGATTGAGCTGGTCTAGCCGTCAAGGTAACGGCTTGAAGTTGAGCAAAACCGATTGGCTTTGGATCATCTTCCCTTGCATAAATATCACCTACTAAAAATTCAGGTGATGGATATAAAACGCCTTCGCTAGCTTTCACTAGATCAAGGCCTGCTTGAGTATATAGAGGTTTCACATAAAGTGCATCATCTTTTACATATACATCAGAGATTTCACCGTATGCCATAGATTGAGTTGGATCAGTTGGCCCGTTATCCATAAAGGGAGATGATTGATGATTCCAATCGATGATAACAGGATCTTCATTGAGCCTTGCCTTGAATACTCTTACGATCTCAGCAAGGATCTCAGGCGTGACATCTTGAATCGTCTTCCCATTGATGCGACTGTTGACTTTACCAACAGAAAGCACCTTAATGTCTGATCCTGGATATAAAGCAATTTCTCCCAACCTGATTCTTTCTCTAAATACCTTAATGTCAGTACGATTGGAGGACGGCAAGGAAGATTCTGACAATGCCTTTTCTTTCTCATCAGCTCTCTCCATTTGTGCTAAAATTTTCTTTGCCCAAGTATAACCAGCATCACCGCCCCAACCATCCCAAGCTTGTCTACCTTTACCATATTCAGCCCATGTTGAGCCTTGCTTGTCGACTTCGTGCCTTGTGAAATAGGCAACCATTCGCTTAATGGTATCAGGTGATAAGGTAACGCCGTTAGATAAATCTCTTGCTCTAGCAATCCCAACGGCTGTCATCCCTCTTTTTGAAGGTGGCTGTTCAGCTCGTTTCTTTAATGCTCTGATTGCTGCATCTCTTGCCCCTTGAGGTGGAGTAAAATCTATTCCATCATATTTCTTAGGTGCATTGAGATAAGCATTAAATCTTCTATTCATCAATCTTTGTTTAGCAAGTGATATTTGTTTCTCGTTCATCTGATTGCTCTCAGTCTTTCAGCCATAGCTAAAGCTGGATTTTGTGCAACAGCACGATCTTGTGCCGTCCTTGTTGCCTCAATTGGCAATTGACCAGCACCGATCTTTTGTCTGATTGCTCTCTCAAGATCATCATCAGGCGTCAATAATTGAGCTTGTACCAATGATGGCAAGCTTGCAAGTGCTTCTGCTAGTGCATCGGTATCTAAACCACTATGCACCAAGCGAGGCAATTTAGTTGCTTCAATGTTGCCATAATTCCACCGAATGAGACGGCCAATAGTTCCGCCCCCTCGTCTATCTTGCCCACTGATTGCACTAGCCACCAAGTCAAGAAAATTGATACATGCTCTTCTAAATACCGATAGATGCACCTCTCCAACTGATCTTGATCCAGTGTCAGAGATTCCCAAATTCATAAATTGAGCCATAAAGGCTTGTGAGATTTGATTGTCACATTCTTGAATAACTTGTAAAGCACCATTAGCATCAAAGCCTGATGATCCTCCATAGGTATCAAAAGACACAATATTATTTTCTACTAGATAGCTTTGCTCTTGCACTACATAAGCTTGAGCTTGTTGTTGTGCTTCATTGATCATTGCCTCAACATCACCACTTGAAATTCCCATCTGATCAACGGCTTGACGATTGACTTTGACGATTGGAGTAGGCACAGCCCACTTTTCAAGACCAATTGCCATCAGTGTTGCCGCTCTTTGCTTTTCTTTCCACCACCACCAACAAGGACGCAACAAGCCAATGCCTTCGAAGTTTGACCCTGTACGATTGAGAGTCAATAGTAAAAGTTTTGATGCTGGAATAGGTTCAGGTGTAACACCGCCAACCATGATTTGAATAACACCATCAAGGTTTTGTTTATCCACTGATAACCATTGCTGATGAGATGAAGGCTCACGATCAGCATATCTCTTTAAAAATACCTTCTCTTTTCCGATGGAGTCTTTAGCAACACAGTAAATCTCTTCTGCATATCTCCAACCATGTGGAATGAATTCTAGCAAATAATTAAGCTGATCCTCAAAGCTGATCTCCATCATGCCTGGATAACCTTTAAAGCCAAAGCATTCGTTTGCAAATCTTGCAAGCTCTTCACTTGTTTGATCACCATCTCGACCAGCTTTAAATTCCCATTTAGCTGACAATAGAGTTTGCTTAACCAAGCTCCAAGATCTTCTGATGATTGGATCAGTTGCCAACATATCTTCAGCTTCTCTCGTCCATGAACGGCCTGATAAAGCTGGATTTTGTTCTTTCCCTGTGATGTAGCCACCTTGAATGGATGTTCCACTGATACCGTAAGATTGATAGTGTGGTCGCTCTTGCGATAAATATGGCATCTCTTTGGTTGAGCTTGTCATCGTCATATATGGATAAACCGTCATAAACATCACCTAAAAGAATATATCAACTTATCATATTGCATAAAATGCTATTATATCAAATAAAATTTTAAATTGCTAGATGCTCAAAGCAGAAAAAGCACCTAGCGACTCTCAAAAAAACCATACCTTAAACACATGAAAGAGAAAATATGTGCATAATCGATGATGAATTTTTTATCACCACAACGGGCAAGATCTATTTTAAAGGCAACACTTACGAGGTGGAGGCTTGCGATTTTAAAGAAGGCTCAAAGCTAGTCATCCACTATGGAGAAAAGAAAGTTGAAAAGCTACTCAAAAAAGACACTAAAATTAAGTTGATCCCTGATCAGTTTATATATCAGAAAGAAGAAGATATGTTTTTAGCACCACTAGACGAGCCGATGATTATTGCACAAGCTCAACCTATCCAGCCTACTCAATCACTTGTTGAGTTGCCACCTGAAATCAATCAGTTTGAGCAACTCATGAAGATCACCAAAGACAACACACCTTTAGCACTCGTCATCTTGATCGTGCTGATATTTCAAAAGATGCAAAAAAAAGAACGAGAAGATAAAGATCATGCTTTGGTTTGCGACTTTGAGAGAAAAGAGATTGATAAAAAGATCAACACACTAGAAAGCAAAATCAATGAGCAAGCAAGACAAGCTACTAAAATTCAGCTTGGTGATGATGAGCTGGTGGATCGAATTGATAGACTAGAAACAAAAATTAAGAAGATGCAAGAATAGGATTTTTCTTTAAGCGTTGTTTATGTAGCGCTAGTTGATAATCAACCGTATTAAGCACATTAACTTCAAGTTTACAATATTCATTAAGATAATTTACAGCTTCAGGCACTTTTTTAATAAAAAACTCTGAATCTTTACAAAGATAGGTATCTTCCAAGATACGATGAAATCCCATAATTCTACAATCTACAAGTTTCTTTTCATGTCTAAGAAATGATGCTAAATCTGAAAATAATCCATCCAATAAAAAAGTGACTACATCATCATCTCTATTATCTAAAGCAAGCAATGTTAAGATTTGATTGTATTTTAACAATGCCCCTTTATATTTGACCAGTCGTTCAAACAAACTTAAGTCGTCAAATTTTTCTTCACTCATGTGTATCTCCTTGAGGGTTGAGGTTGTTTAATAACAATGCATTAAATTGTTTTATTTCACTTTTTATTAAGCAGTTGCAATAAAGGCTCATGATTTGCCACTCTCTCAACCGATTTTTGATAATATCCTTCATCTCTCTCCATGCTTTGGTTTGCGACTTTGAGAGAAAAGACCTTGAGAAAAAAATCAGCGTCTTAGAGAGCAAAATTGATGCACAAGCCAAAGATCAAGCTAGAATTCAGGTTGGCGACGATGATCTAGCTGATCGTCTTGATAGAGTTGAAGAGAAGATCAAAAAGATTAGTTCTTCTATCTCTTAGTAAAACGATGCAACTTTTCTTTTGTAATCCCAAGTTGATCACATTTAAATCTAACGGCTGAAATAGTCACGCCCAACTCATAAGCGATCTCTTTCCAAGTTCGATCTGATGAAACAGCCTTGATAATATCTGCATCTCTGATTCTCTTTGATTGAATGTTCTTTTGTGATTTTGTATATTTACTAGAATAGCCTTGATAAACCTCGCCTCTCTCGATCATATCCTCAATCATGCACAATCTAGCATCTAAATCATTGCCAAAGAATTGCATCATCTTTTGCTTTTTCTGCATCATATCATCTCCATTTTATGCATTAAGGTAAATGAAATAGTGGTTCATGGTTATTCATTCGTTCAATTGACTTGCGGTGATAGGTTTCATCCCTTTCAATGCAAATGAACCGTCTATTGGTATTCATGCAAGCTATGGCCGTTGTACCGCTACCGCTACAATTATCTAGGATCAATTCGTTTTCATTGGAGTAGGTTTTGATTAGGTACTCAAACAATGCAACGGGTTTTTGTGTTGGATGTTGTCCTCGTTCGCAGTCAAAATATAGAATATTACGAGGATAATTTTCATATTCTTTGCTTACATATTCTTTGTCGGTTCTCTTTACAGAGTCTCCAAATTGTGATGCCTTTAAAGCATTCTTATTTTTTGTTGAATAGTTTTTTATTCTATCGTCAAAATTAAAGGTGTGTCCGCCTTTATATGGAGCTTTGTAAATAAGAATATTTTCAAAAATTCTCAATGGTTGAAATCCAACTAACGCAAAATTTGAATGCTGATTTTTTGCCCAAATGTATTCATGATTATACCATTTCTCATTACTCATTATCATTTTTGCGGTGAATATTCCTTGTGTTGTTAAGCAAATTATCCCGTTGTCTTTGATGACTCTTTTATAGTGATCCCATAAAATAAGAGGATCGATTATGAAATCCCATTTATTATCTGTTGTCCCATAAGGCAAATCGCAAAGGATCATATCAACCGACTTCGATGGGATTGATGGCATCAGGTCAAGGCAATCGCCTAAATGTATCTTGTTTTCTTCTAGCATTTGTCATTCCTAGCAAGTGAAAGAATAGAATAGCCTGCTATGTCCATATAAGGCGATTCGCCCATTGGATCATTATCCCTTGCAATCCTTGAGATTTTATCAAGCATACGAATGATGACATGCAAGTCCTTGTATTGCTCAACCTTAATCCCATTGGGATAAAGCAAGGATAGAATGTGTGTTGTTTTATCAAAAGCATTGCCATAGGCTTCATCTTTGATGGATAAGATTGTTGCTAGATCATCAGTGATCTTCTTGAATTTGTCTTGCATCAGTGACTCCTCATCGCTTTGATATGTGATTGCACCAAGTTAAGCTTGCTCTTGACGGTTGGAGATGTAGTAGGCACAGGCTTATCAGCTATGATCTCGCTATCTCTCCAAAGCCAGTTAATGACATCGTATCTCAATGCGTCTAGTGGATCTTCTCGACCGTCCTTTTTAGGTGTTTCCTTGCCATCCCAAGCATAGGATAAGATCGCTTTTCTAAATGAATTTCCCATAGCGTTTGCTCCTCTTTCCCAAACCTCAGAGGTGCATAAAATCCTTCGTTGATGGATCAACCTTTTAACTCGCTGAATACCATTTAAGATATCTGTTCGTATTGGATCAGTGCACCACCTAAAAGGCATACCTATGCCACCTTGATCAGGTGATTTTGAAAGCTCATGAAAAGCTGATTGAGCAGTACGATCTGATCTTGCTGATCCAGCCTTATCACCACTTGCACCATCAAGCAACATTCGATTGGGATATTTCTTAGCCATATCTCTAGGACAAGCAATCTTTAATATCTCTTTGGCAAGCTCTGAAAGAGTGATCTCTTGTGGATTGATCTCAGCACAGATGACATCAGCTTCTAAAATAGGATCATGAGTTAAGATCAGAACGGACGGCTTTCTAAAGCCAAAGTCAATGACAATCCTTGATGACATGCTCTGATCATATCTCCAATTGCTGACAACATGGGATAAAGTCCATTCGCTATATATCACGCCTTGAGGTGGTCTAGGTTGATTCTCGACCATTGCCAACCGTTCGCTTTCAGGCAAGTTCTTGACTGCATCAAACCAAGCTTCAGATAAGTTGGCTTTGTTGACATGGCTTGCATAAAAGATTGGAGTGCATCCAGCCTTCTCAGCAAAACTCACCCACCATGCATCCCATACAGGCAAGCCTACCATGATCAGCTTAGGCGATGGACCTGATCTAAGACGACCAAGTGTCTTTTGTGCTACTTCTTCAGAGAGAGTTTGGCACTCATCAATCAATGCAAGACCTGAAGTTATGTTGAGGCCTTCAAGTGGATTATGTGTTGCATCTCTTGTCCCTGGTCTAAAGTAGGATCTGCACCAAACAACATGACCATTTGGAGCAAGCCACTTGCCATCTTGCTGATGATAGACCCAACCATAAGGAGCAAGCCACTTCTCAAGCTCAGGACCAAGCACCGATCTATATCGTGGAGCGGTATCAGTGACTAGTAAAGATGACTTATTGGGATGGATGCTTGACCAAGTCCACAAAGCAAAAACTAAAGCTGAAGTCTTGCCACTGCCCCAACCTGCTCTAACGGCAATGAAAGCATCATCAGAGTAAATCAATCGATCAACTAGATCGATTTGCAAGGGATTGAGTTTGAGCTCAATATCAATCTTCTTCGTCTGTGCCATGATCATTCTCATTTGGGAGCTCATGCTTGATCTCTATCGTTTGAGCATGCTTCTCTTTTTGCACCTGTTGGATCACATTGATGATCACCTTGCTATCATCGCTTTTTGAATTCATATCGATTGTTTGCTTCTCTCCAAACTCAGAAGGGAATTTACGAGCGAGTAACCATTGAGATGCTCTAACATCGTTCTCTGAATGTCGCTGGATATTCTGAAGATGCTTGATCTTTAGAGAGATTTCAGCTCGCTTGATATCAGCCACCAATTCAGGATCATTCTTCATCCAACCATTCCAAGTACTGTAGGCAACGCCAACAAGAGAAAGAGCATCACCTTGAGAAAGACCTTGAGAGATAAACTCAAGCACTTGCTCGATTGATATCAATCGCTTTTGTCTTGCGATTTCAGATTTATCCTCTACTGGCTTTTTTGATAGTGCTGTGCTATTTTTGCCAGCTTTAGAATCAACTATATCATTTTTAACGGTCTTATCGGTGGTTTTAGTCTTTGCCATGATCTAGCTTTCTGATGATCTTAGTTGTGATTTTCTCAATAGCATCATCATCATCGATTTCAAGAGCAAGATCAATCTCATCTCTTTGGAGACCGTCAAGCAATATCTTTTCAGCCAACTTAGAAATCTTAACTGAATGTCTATCGCTGATTGTGTCTAGTAGGCTGATCAGCTTAGTTGATACATATAGACTTAAAATCGATTTGCGATCTTTAGGCTTCATCATAGAAATACAACCTCAGAGGCAATCACTTTAATATATTGCTTGCCTTCATGTTCGTTGATAACGATGCGACCAATAACGGTGATCTTGTCACCTTTCTTTGCTTGACTCTGAACGATCTTCGCAAAGTTGCCCCACATTTCACAATTAAACCAGGTGGTCTTCTCTTCGCCTTTGATCTTTTCACTATAGGCAACTGAGAAATTAACTACCTCTTTATCGCCAAAGCTTTTGAGTTGCGGATCGTTGCCAAGTCGTCCGATAAGTGTAAATCGATTAAGCATCTTTTTTATCCTTTAGTTGTTTGTACAAGTTTTGAATTTGCTTGATATGGTCTGTAGTGATTTTGGCTTTAGATAGATCAGCGATCTTTTCCTCAACCTCTTTATCTGAGAAATATTGTTGCTCAATTGCATTGGTATGATCATTGATCATATCGCCAAATATGATATTGATGCAGACCTTTAAAGCTTCAGCGATATCAGGTGCATCGTCTTTGAACATTGCATCAACGACTTGCTCAAGGCAAATCAGCCTGTTGATGAGTTTGATATTTAACATAATTTTGTCTCCTGCTTTGTGTTATATAAACACATGAAAGTATAATATTATATAATATTATATAATAATTTTCTAGGAGAAAAGATGAAGATAAATGTATCAGATGGCTTTGTTGAATTGGTTGACCATATGGGAGATGATTTAGCAATAGTGAATGCTGCTCGTGTCTCTTATGCTGGAGCAAGTGATGAATGGACTGATCGAGATGAAAGGCTTTTGCAATATCTTTGGGATCACAATCATTCATCTCCCTTTAGACATGGCAACATAAAATTTAGAATTAAGGCACCAATCTTTATTTTAAGACAATGGATGAAACATCAAGTTGGCTGTGCATGGAATGAGCAATCAGCACGATACACCAAGATTGAAGATAGCTTCTTTTATCCTGAACATTTTAGACTGCAAGACACTAAAAACAAGCAGGGATCAAGCGGATATTTAGATGATGATCAAGATATGAATGCTCTGGTCTTAGTCGCTGAAAGCTATAATCTGGCATACAACAATTATGAAAAGTTGCTTGAAATGGGAGTATGTAGAGAGCAAGCGAGAATGATTTTGCCCGTTGGGATTTATAGTGAATGTATTTGGTCGGCTAGTACTCAGGCGATCATGCACTTTTTAAAGCTCAGAATGGATAGTCATTCTCAATTTGAAATGCAAGAATTTGCTAAAGCTGTATATACTATCGCATCAACTATTTTCCCAAAAACGATGGAGCTTATCGATGCAATGCCTCAGATGCCACAATGAAATCAAATCAACCTTAGCAGGCTCAAGTATGGAGTACCACTATTGCAAGAGTTGTCGAGCAATACTTGATCAGAATGCAATCATCATCGCATACGATGATATTTCTTATGATGAAAGTTGGGATGATATCACCAAAGACGAGGACGAAGATGAATAGTTTTTTTGATGTATGCTGGCTTGTGATGGGAATGATCTTTAATCCCAATCAAGTTAAACAAGATTTAGGTTGGGAGAAGATCTTAGCTAAGTCAATCCCAAGCAGGATGAGAGCTTGCCAACAAGTAGCTTCAACGGCTGAGAGAATGGGAGTTGATCCTAACTTGATGATTGCGATTGCTTTCTATGAGAGCAAGTTTGAGAGAGGTCTTATTTCATCTGTGGGTGCTGAAGGTATCATGCAAGTGAAAAAGCAATTTGTTGATTGTCAAGGTTGCGATGAGATTGAGTATGGTATCAAGGCATATCAAACATGGCTGACAACGAGTCAAGGTGATGTCTGTCTTGCTCTCGGTCGTTATGCTGTAGGCAATAAAGGCCAGTGCGGAAAGAGATCTAAAGCGATCATCAAACTTGCTTCTGAGATTGCTTGTCTTGCGTCAAAGGATGATGATTGCTATGAGTGCTAAAGATAAAGCATTTTTGAGCATGGCTGAAATCATGGCTGGTCTTTCACCATGTAGTCGAGCAAAGGTTGGAGCGGTGATTGTTAAAGGTGATGTGCCCATCATCTCTTCATTCAATGGTATTGCTCGCAAGCAAAGCGGCCTTTGTGGAGGTGCTGATTGTCTTAGAGATAGATGTCAAATAGCTAGTGGATCAGAAAGCCAAATAGGTTGCCACCATGCTGAATTTAATGCGATTGCGAATGCTGCTAGAAATGGAATTGCAACAGATGGATGCTCGATTTATGTCACCGCTCCACCTTGCTTGATGTGTGCTAAGTTAATTCATCATGCTGGTATCAAATCAGTTATTTATGAAGATCGAGATAATAGGTGGATCTCAACAGGTGAAGAGTATTTGAAAGCCAACGGTATTGATATTTTTAAGATTTAGATATATCAGCCTCAATCTTAGTCTAAATTCTGAATGATGGGTTTTGCTCTAAAAGAGAGGCTGAGATTTTTTATTTCAGATAGATCAGCCTCAATTTGAGTTTAGTATTTTACAAGTTTCTTTACTTAAAAAAGAGGCTGAGATTTAAGTGTCAGCTCAACATGTTGAGCCAACGAGTCGCACGATCAGCAAGCTGAAAGGTTGATCTCCGCAAAGGCTAGTTTTTATTTCTAGCGATTATAGAACACATTGCATTTAAAAATTATTTCAAATTATTTTATCTTGCCAATCAAATAATGATGCTTCAAATTGGAATGTTGGCTTTCTAGGCCTGCCTTGTTTGATTGGTTGCACTGGCTGAGGTGGTTGCAATGGCTGAGGTGGTTGCACTAGCTGAGGTTGCTCAATGGATTGATTTGCTAGATGTTGTTTGGCTCTCAAAGTTTTAGGATGTCCAAATATCCATCCATTCTGTAAAGCATGAATTAAATCTGAAATTGAGTTTAATGAATTTGTCCCACATTTTTTTAATCTAATTTGTTTTTCTTTCATTCTTTGATTTTCAATTTTATACAATTTAATAAAATATGATTTAGGCACATATCCATCTAGCAAATACTTGAGTACTTCTGATGGTTTTACTTTAAAAGTATTCTCATTTTTTATTAAATAAATACTTAATTCTCTAGCTTTACCAACTCTTTTATTTACAATCAGAGGAATTTTATGACGTATTCCTCCAGTTTGAATATTATACATACATTGAAGATTAAAGAATTGTTTTAATGTTTCTTCATCTACTAAACGATTTTCAAGATCAAAGCCTTCTTTGGAAGATTTACAGAATTTGATAACAAATTTCAAGAAGTTGGATTTGCCTTCTGTTTCAATTGCCTTCTGAATGTTGCGTCCACTTCCATAATACATTTTTAGAAGGTATTGTAATTGTACCTCAACTGAATGTGATTTGAACTTTCTCTTGCTATTCAGTTCTTTGACTGTTCTCTTCCCAATATAGAAAAAACCATTGGTTTTATTAACAGTCAGATAAACATAATGATAATTGCCATCATCTCCCAAGATTGGAGTGATGTTATCATCAAGGTTGTTGAGAATGCTTTCAACAAAGATTTGAGCTTCATCATGGATGAAATTGATATCACCTGATGAGTAA